ATATAAGCATTTGCAGGGCCTTCGTGATTAATAAGCTGGTATTCCAATTTAGGATTTGTATCTACTCTTAATTGATCAACTGTATAAGGTAACCATTTATCACGTGACTCCATACCAGAATTAAATCCATTACTTCCATTAATTCCAAACCCTTTATCTAAACCAGGACCCACAGTAATAGAATCAAATGGTTTTACATTATTGTTTTTCATTCCTGGATTTTGTCGTGATTGCCAAAAATCGGTTTGACTTGGCATACCATAAGCCCATTGCATATTTGCTTCTGGTTTAAATAAAGGGGCTTGCTCTATTTTTTTTATAGTTTGAGAACCGCCTCCTTGCATATTATCAAGAACAGATTCGGCAATATTTACATCATATGTCTTACCTTTTACCTTTCCACCATAAAATGGAACCATATTATTATGTTTAAATTGTTCGGAATTTAAATAATTACCTGTTAAAGAATAAATATCTTGAATGGTTTTACTTACTGGAACATGATCTCTTACTTTTTGTTCATACAAATTTTGGTTAAAGTATTTATCTGTAGCAGCATTCGGGTTTGGATATTCTTGAACTGTATCTACTAATTGGTTTAAATTTGATACAGGATAATTTTGGGGAGGAACATTTGTATTTGGCAAATAATTGCCATACGTTTGATTTTCTTTTGTTGGAATATTACTTCTAATTCCCATATTTGCAAAATTTTCTTGTCTTTGCTGTCTTATTTCTTTTTTAGTACAGCTTTCATTTGATTGATTTGATACAACATACATACCACCCAATGCTATTAAAGGGATTGCTATTTCCATATTATATATATAAAGTATTATATTTTATTCATATAATACTCTAAAAATTTGGCAATCTAAAATAAATCTAAAATATAAATAATTACATTCTTTCACAAGAATTTGTTTGTTGGCATGTTGTAGGTCCTCCAACATAACCTCCTTTAACCAAATTATAATTGCTTGGTAAATAATTATATTTTTTTTCGTTCAATACACACTCTCTCTTGGGAGTAAAATCGTCTCTTACTAAAATTCTTGTACTTAAATTATTCTGAAAAGGTAAACATGTATTTATTTGAGGATTAATAGGTGGATAACCCCAATCTACTTGTTCTAAATCACGATACCACCAAGCTGGATTCGTAGCTCTTGACTCTTCAGTAAATGTATTATTACAAACCGGATATTCAATTGCTTGATTTGGAACATTATAGCTCATATAATTATCTTTTCCTAAACAATCTCTACTTAGTGGTTTATTTACTCCCATTAATTCACTTTCTAAATTGATTGTATTCGTTCTTAGATTTGCTCCCCATTTTTGTATAATAATTTGCGGATCTTCTATGTAACAAGGATTTGCACCATTTCCTGGAACATTTAATATCCATCTGCCTGGGTCTGTTGCTTGTTGTAATTGTTTTTTTGTTCTACAATCATCATAAAAAAATCTTGTACAAGCCATTTATATATACTTTTAAAAAAAGTATAACAAAAAATATTAAATATACTTTTAAAAAAGTATAAAAATATTAAATATACTTTTAAAAAAATATATCAAATAAATAAAACCTTTAATTATTTTACAATTAATATAATTTAAATACATAACATAAATCTTATTATGGAACTTATTTTGAATAAAAATGAACAACCTCCAAGTTTATGTTTAAATATGATTGTTAAAAATGAAAGTAAAATTATTACTAGGTTATTTGACTCTGTTTCTCCTATTATTGATAGTTATTGTATTTGTGACACAGGTTCCACAGATAATACTATAAAAATAATCAAAGAATATTTTGAAAATAAAAATATACCTGGCAAAGTAGTTAGCGAACCTTTCAAAAACTTTTGTCATAATAGAAATTTTTCACTACAATCTTGTTTAGGCATGTCTGATTATGTATTATTGCTTGACGCAGACATGATCCTTGAAGCAAAAAATTTTAATAAACAAGTATTAAATTCTGCTGATAGTTTTTATATTCTGCAGGGCAATGATTCTTTTTATTATCAAAATATGAGAATTGTTAAAAACAATGGATTATATAAATATGTTGGAGTTACACACGAATATATTGATACTCCACCCAATAATACTATAGGTGGTTTTGAAAAACCAAACTTATTTATTCATGATGTAGGTGATGGAGGAGCAAAAAATGACAAATTTGAGCGAGATATTCGATTGCTACTTGCAGGAATAAAAGAAGAACCAAATAATATTCGTTATTATTTTTATTTAGCGAATAGTTATCACGACAGTGGAAGATTTGGTGAAGCAATTAATGTTTATAAAAAACGTATTGAAATGGCAGGTTGGATAGAAGAAGTATGGTACAGCTATTATAGAATTGGTCTGTGTTTTAAAAATATGGGAAAGATGGATGATGCAATTCGTTATTGGATGGAAGGCTATGAATATTATCCAGATCGTCTAGAAGGCTTATATGAAGTTCTGCAATATTATAGATTAATATCTAAACATAAACTTGGCGATATGATTTATCAACTAGCTAAAAAAATATTAAATTTAAATAAAAATAGAGACCAATATTTATTTTTACATAATGATATTTATACTCACAAAATTTATTATGAATATACTATTATTGCATCATATCTTGGGGTTACAGATATTAATTATGAAGTTATAAAAGTTTTGAATAATTCCAAAGACATAAATGAGACTAATAATTTGTTAAGTAATATGAAATTTTATAAGCATATATTAAATCAAAAACACAAATTTATTATTGATAACTCATTTATATCAAATTTAAATAATGAAGACATTAATTTTATTTCATCTTCTAGTTGTTTAATGCAAAACATAGATAAAAATGGGTACAAAATGAATGTACGATATGTTAATTATTATATTACTGATAGTGGAGCTTATTTAAATTGTGATAAACATATTATAACGGTTAATAAATATATTGATCTTGATAGTAGCTTAAATATTAAAAATGAAAAATTGATGGAATTAAAATTTGATGGAAGACGATATATTGGAATTGAAGATATCCGCATTTTTAATGACGTTGAAACAAATGAACTTTTATATATTGGAACCGGTTATCATGAAAACGAACAAATTGGTATTGTTTCTGGAAAATACGATATTGAAAAATTACAGTTTGTTGGTAGTGAAATTAAACAAGATTTTAATAACTCTGGTTGTGAAAAGAATTGGGTTTTTATTGACTTTAATAATGCAACACACATAGTTTATGATTGGAATCCGCTGAATATTTGTAAAATTAATAATACAATGAATAAGTTGGAAAAAGTTGCAAAGAGAGAAACTCCTGCTATCTTTTCAAGAGTTAGAGGTTCAACAAATGGGTTTAAATATTCTAAAAAAACAGGCACATCAATTAATAATGGTAATATAAGAATTGATATTATGGAAGATGAAATTTGGTTCGTAAATCATATTGTATCATATGAATCGCCTCGTCATTATTATCATATTATTTCTGTTTTTGATTCAGATATGAATTTATTAAGATATTCAGCTCCGTTTAAATTTGAAGGTGAACCCATTGAATATTGTTTAAGTATTATAGTAGAAGATGAACAAGTTTTAATCAATTATAGTACATGGGATAGAACAACTAGAATTGGTGTTTATGATAAAAAATATATAGATCAACTTTTAGAAAAAGTTGATCAAAATTAAATCAATCTTTTACAAAATTCTCTCTTTATTGATATAATTATTAATATATATTTTATAGTTTTCTAATATATTATATATTACATGTCTTTGCCAGTCTACAGTAGAATTTTTTTTCAAATTTATTAAATGTATTATTTCTTCTAGCAATAAATTATTCTTATTTTTGTAATTTGTTCTTAAATTTAATTCTATAAAATAAAATACAAGACCGGTGTCTGTGTTATTTAAAAAATAGGGTAAGCAATAAACCAATATATCATATGCCTGTTTAAACTCATTATGATCTATACATTTTTGGCAACCTTTTAGTATTAGCTCAATGTTGCGAAATGGAGAGTTAAAGTTTGTGACAATGCCCTCATAATCACCGTAAAATAAATCAAATAAATCAGGGTTCTCTCTATGTACCATCGTCATGATAGCTTCGTCTATTTGATACCAGTTGTCGTTATAAATTTCGTCGGTTTTGTTTTTAAATAATTTGGAGTATCGTTTCATGTTTTCTACGGAACCTGAAAACAAACCGCCTGCCATGTTGTGGTATATATATCTGAAATATTCTTTAAATTCAAGTTTTTCTACGAAAGGGTTAATACACATTTGTTTTATTTTATCAGGAACTTTATTTATCCAATTATGAATGCATTCTGTATTTTCAGCTACATGATTGATGCCAAAATCCATCCAAATTAAGTGACTACTGTTAAATGGGTTCAATTCAATAGTCTTATCAATACAATCAAATTTGTTATTATTTAAAATAACATATAAAGGGGTTTCGTGTTCTAATTCGCCATTTAATATATGAAATTGTGATTGCAGTTCTTTTAGTTTATCATAATCCTTATAAAAATAGGTTGTTTTAAAATCACATTTATAAATATATGTTTTATCTAATAAATTTAATTCTTTTCTTGAATTGTAAATTGCATTATATGTTTCCTCATTTTCATCTATGAAAAATATAATTGGAAATGGTTGCTTTAATAAAAATTGTTTTGAAAAATCTATGTAACTATCCAATTTTCTATTTCTCTCTATTTGGTTATTTTCCATACTTCTTATATCATATAACATCGTAACAATAGTCGGATAATTTGTTTCATTTGTTATTATGTTTTGGGTTTTAGGAAACGTTTCCATTATATCTTCCATACAAGTCTCAATAATAAAGGCTTTATCATCATTCACACCAATAGAGATAAATATTCTATTATTAAACCTGCTTAAAGAACAAGTAAATTCAATATAAGTGTTTTTAAAAAACAAGAACTCTTCTGATAATTGAATGTCGCGTGTTTTTGAATTAAACAAAAGCCATCTATGAAATGTTTTCTCTCTATTCACATGAATCAAAAATAATTTTTCATTCTCATTTTCATTTAAAAAGGGTATTCCGTTTGTTGATCCATGACATCCTTCCAGTTTATTCTTTATTGTTTCGTCAATTAGTATTTCTTGCATATCATCGTCTTCAATAGATTTTATTATAAAAGGTTTCAAACTATAGATTACTTTTGGACAATCATTATCATCATTATAAGGCATCCAGTTTTTTTCTGGGTTATTATTAGGTTTGCAATGCATAAAATTTGTTATCTTATTATTATTTAACTCTGCTTTAAAAATAGATGGCTTACCACCATCATGTAACTCTGGAACATTCACCAATATATTATTTGCATTTATAAATCTTATGTCTTCTAATCCAAACCAATATGTTGGATAAGTCGGTAAATTATATTCTACATTTACTATTTGATATTCAAATTTTTCAATATCTACTTTCTCTCTATCGTTGACAGTTCCTTTTAATAAATAGTATACTGAATTTGAATACGAGTCATGTAAAGTAAATTGTTTATTGCTAAATTTTTTATAATTTACACATCTAACAAGAATTATTGTATTACCATCGGTATCAATGAAGAGTGAAGGATTCATTTCCACATAATTATTTGTATTATTATATTTATCTTGGAACCAAATTTGCGGAACAATAACAGGAATTATATCTTTTTTTGGAAATATTATCATAATAATAAACTATTTGATAATATTTAAATAAAAATTATTATTATTTATAATTCTTATTAAGTAAATGAATAAGTTATTTCATAAGTATTTAGGTCATAACTTAACACACCTACTATACATAAACCGTAATTTACACTTCTAATAGGTGCAACAAATAAACCAGAAGTAGATGGTTGAGTTGGAAGGTTTAAACCGGATGCGTTTAATATAATACAAGGTTTTGTTTGCAATGTTACTCCTTCCCGATATCCATTTATCAATTGCATTATTTTAAAATGCGCTACCAACGACAATTAATAGCGCTTTTGAAAAGATTCGTTTTTAATTTTAGGTTGCACTTAATAACGCTGTTTTATCTTGGTAGTTCTTCATAATCCATTTCTACTCTATGAAGACAAACTAAGTAATAAACAAACACAAATTATAATTGTATGCCGACAAAGTCCCCGCAAAGGGGTTCGCTAATGTCGCACTTGCTACTGACCCTATTTGGAACCCGTCCAATCTGTTCGCAACAGCAGTCAATCCCAAGTTCATTAAACTATTTCCATTCCCGACACAATAAATACTCGTGCTTCCAGTCGCACTTGCGGGGCGATAAATCGCAATACCATACATTCCACTTGACGGAATGGTGTAAGGCGACGATAGAGGATAAGCGGTTATAGCGTTTGGGGTTGAAACGCCCACGACGGCAGTTGAAGCGAGTAATGCGGGATTTGTTCCGCTGGTTGAATAAATACCTAATTGCGAACCCGTAAAAACCCCAGCATTCCCGAGTATCCACCATATCCCGATATTTGTAATCACTAACCCTTTCGGCAACCAATAATTAAATATATATGTTTGACCCGCAACCAAGTTCGTCGCAGATACGACGGATGACGCTTGTTGAGTATTGTCCCAACTCGCCCACTTGTATCCGTAAGGTGAAAGCATATTATTATATCGGGCATTCACCAAATTACCCTCAAATGAGTTTGCCGTTATTGCTCCCGTTGTCGTAATAGTCCCGTTGAAGGACGCTAATGATAAATTACCACTCACGTCGCTGGTGTAATTTGTAAAACCGCCGCTTACAATATAAAGAGGCACATATGTTCCAGTTCCAGTAATATTTGTCCCAAGTGTCGCCGAAACATTGGTAATTGTATGTTGTAAAACACACGCATTCGTAGGAACACTATTGTTAAACGCTCTCATTCCTGCAGAGGCGGAAGTTCCGTTTGGAAGAATACCTACACTCGTAAAAGCGTTTGTAGCGTTTGCTTGAAGGTATGAACGACTTGTGAGTGTCGCATTATTAAAATCACCAGTAAATCTTTGTCCTGTCCCAGTTGTGTTAAAGGTCGTTGCCGAGATTGTATTGGTGGAAGGATTACATGATATTCCGCCGGTCTTTTTAATAGCACCTATTCCATTAGCAGAACTATCACTAAAATTGAGATATTTTGTAGCATTTTCCACGGAGTTTTGAGTAGTGTATCCATTCTTATCTATTGTATTGGTAGTAGTTCCGTCAGATAAAGTAATAGTTGAATAAGTTAATTCATTTGATGTATTAGGTGTTGTAGTTTCATCAAGTAAAGTTATGCTTCCATTAGTTATACTAGTATTTACACTAAGCCCACTTCCTAATCCATCTGTTAAAAACAACTGCGGATTATTACTTGGGTCAATTTGCACATAAGGGTCTGTTATTCCATTATTTAAATAAATGGAATTTGTATGTAAATATCTAGCGGGGACATCTTCAATCCATATTCCGTATTGACCTGGAGGTAATGGGTCTGTATTCTGGGGTGTTAGTGCTAAATAAGTAGGATCAATTCCACCATCGACATATAATTTGCCTCCAATATAGACATCGTTTTTATAACTTATTCCAGTTACTCCTGATGGGTCCCAATATACGTTTCCTATAGGGCCTGTAGGTCCTCTACAACCTCTCCCGGTAGGTCCAGTTGCACCTGCTGTACCTGTGTTCCCTACAGGTCCAATAGAGGCAGGACCTTGAGGTCCTACAGGTCCTACAAGTCCTTGTCCTTTTAAATTACAACAACGTTGCGCACCTAAATATTGACTATAAGTTCCATAATAATTTGACATTTATATATTATATTAAATTAAAATAAAATTATATTTAATTTATTTTTAGTATAATGTTGTTACATTATTAAAACCCTGAAACGTAGAGTTAATTTATATTACTTTATTTATGCTAATAAATAATTTAAAAGTAATATTTTAGAATAAATCAATTTGAGCAGTAACGTCGTGAGCATTCGTAGCTCCAGTAACACTATAATTTAAATATAAAAGAAGTCTATCTCCAACATTTAATCTTACAGAACTATTATAAAAAGTTGTATTTAGTGTAGATGATGTAAATGCAAGTTCAAAAGCAGTAGGTATAATACTATATGTTCTCATTTCTATTGCTGAAGGTACGTTATTACTTTGATTTAAAGTCCATGTTGTTCCACTTCCTGATACAATATATGTTCCATTTGATACACCTGTTGAACCGCTTGTAATGCCTGACACAGCTGATAAATATTGACCAATCTGAATAGTTCCTACAACGGCTGATGTTACTGTAAGAGTTGTTGTTGAAATTGTACCACTAAATCTAGCACCTGACGTATAACAAGTAGAAGTCATAGAAGTACTAGCAACATTTAGATTAACACTTACAGTCCAAGTTGTTCCACTTCCTGATACAATATATGTTCTATTTGATACTAAAACGCCTGTTAAAAGTTGACCGATTTGAACCCTTCCAATAATAGCACTTGTTATAGATAGTGTTGTTCCTGAAATACTTCCTGTAAATGTAGCTGGGCCTAAATTAGGTTGTTGGTCAGAAATTGGTTGATATTGTACAGAAAGTGTTACACTACCGCCAACACTTGGCGCTACATTAAGTGCTCCTGATATACCTGAAATTATAGTAGGTTGCTGAATACGAAAATATGCAGGTGGAGTTCCAATATCTGGAAATACACCCGCGCTAGCTGCAGTTGTTCCTGGCCATAACCAACCAGCTGGGGCACTACTCACATTTCCTCTAAGACCATAATAAATAATAGTAGGATATACATATGTTGAGAAACCCTTACTTCCAGCTGTTTTTGTTACTAAATCTGTTCCAGGACCAACTTGAATTCCATTGCTTGCCAAATATGTTGGGTCTGAAATTGTAGCAGGTGTTGTTTGAAGAATATCTGATGCTGTATATGTCTGTGTTCCTGTTGGTAATGTGGTACCAACAGTAGTAGCACGCATTTGGATTGACCCTATATTAGGAGGTGTCGGGTCATTTGTTTCCACACCAACATATGAACCTGTAGAATCAGTATCAGGAGGTTGTGCTACATATACATTTAAGTCTCTTGTGCTACATTGATTTGAATTTGATACTAGAATTCCACGCTTATTACCAGCTCCGTTAGAATAAACATTAATCGTGCTTCCTTTTAGACTATTAAACGAAAAGGATGAATTACTTTGTGTTCCAGTTCCTGAAAATTCAATCCCTGTAACTGTAGATGTTAATAACTTTGACATTGTTGAATTGCTGACATTCAGGACACAAGTTCGGAGTTTTGATGTCTGTGATGTCTGTGATGAATTTCCAGGAAATAATATTCCTTTTAATATAACATTGTTAGTACTCCCAGTGCAATTAAGGTTAATTGTTAAATCTTCTACTCTGCAATTTTGACCCATTGTAATCATTGTGGTGGTGCTTGATACATTCATTTGAAGAATTACTGTTTGTAAGCTTAATCCGCGAATAGAAGTTCCATCTTTAACTGTAATGCCTGAAGTTAGTGTATATGTACCTGGAAGGATCCATACGGTTTGACCTGATGATACAGCCGTTACAGCTGCTTGTACAGTGCGATATGATAAACCACCAACAGAAGCAGTAGTATCATTACCATTTACAGCATCAACGACTGCCGTATTACCAAGTACGGCTATACCCGGAGGTCCCGTAACACCAGTGGGACCGCCGCTAGGTCCTGTAGGACCTCTACAACCTCTCCCGGTAGGTCCAGTTGCACCAGATTCACCTGTATTTCCTATAGGTCCAATGGATGCTGGTCCTTGTGGTCCTTGAGGTCCTACAGGTCCTTGACTATTTAAATTGCAACAACGTTGCGCACCTAAATATTGATTATAAGTTCCATAATATCTTGACATTTTATATATAATATTAAATTAAAATAATATAGTAATTTAATATTTATTATTTATTATTTTTAACAATCTTTCTTTATCTACATTATTATAATCAAAGAGATATTCATTGCACCATAATGTATTCTCATTTGTAGGAGAAACGTATAACTTTTCTCTTGTAAAATTTTTCCCTATAAACCCATTTTTTATTAATGCGATTTCAGGTATTACATAAAACTTTCCATTTTTACAATTTAACCAATATAGGTCATTGTCTCCTTCTTCGTAACACTGTTTTTTGCATTTGTTATTTATTTTGCAAGCATGTTTTGATAAATTAAACATATATGAATTTATATTGTTATGAGTAATAGAACCAACTTTCTCTTGAACTTTTTTGTTATCTATCATAAAATCATAAACCAATCCTTCAATATCATTGTTTTTGAAATTTATAAAATCTATTGTTGTTTCTCTTATTTTACGATATTGTTGTTCTTGTTTTTGTGATTCACTTGTTGGTGTATTTAATATATCAAATGAAAATTTATTTGATAAATCATAAAAATAATTCAGTTTGGAAATCAAGTTTTCTTTAGTAACCTCATATGTATTATATTTAGATTTTATAGCTACCCCAATGGTCTTAAAATCCTTAACATCTTCATATGGAATCAACCACATTTTTTTATCTTCTTCACAAATGCACAACAATAAACAATTATCATATTTTCCTTTATTCAATCTAAAATAATATTGACTTCTCTCTGTTTTCTTATTTGTAGTCTTTACTTGAATGCCTAACCATAAATCTTCTACAACATTCATTTTTTTTATAGCAATATCAGCTTTACATCCATCAAATGATTTAATAATTGCAAATGAATCACATATTAATTCTTTAAAATATTGAATACAGTTATATTCTTGTGACGCACTATATTTATTATCTCCAGTTCTAAATTCTTTCATCTTAACACTAGTATTTTTATCAACGCATGAAGGGCAATTTATGCCCTGATTTAGACTAGTAAAATTTTTATAACTTACTATGTTTTCATGACCACAAGAGGCATTATATTTAATTTTACATTTATTATTTTGATAATTTTCATAAAATTCTTCTTTTGTCATTACAACATTACATTTTTTTTCTAAAAATTTTAGTGATATGTCTTCATAACTTGGTATTTCTAAAGCGCAATTTTTGCATTTTCTTCCGTTTCCTTTTACAAATAATTTGAAGCAAGTTAGATTATTGTGACCACATGAAGCGGTATATTCTAATTTCCCCAACTGGTTTTCATATGTTGTGCTTATCAATTCGCAATCATGCTGCGAAAAAGTATCTTTTACTTGCTGGTAGGTATATTTAATAGGCATAGATTATATATACCGAATGTCTTTATATTGTTTTACTAATAATATTTATAGTAATTCAATATTTATATGCATTTATTTTTTTGTTTTTAAAAATATTTAAATTTGTGACCATTTATGCTCTTAATATGATGAGGGCAATTGGCTCAAACAGAGGCGTATCGATCCAAGACTCGCTACATCATACTTGACAACAAGAGGCAAATCGTTCTCCAAATAAACTTCAATTTGTTGGCACAAATTAGTGCACTTAATGAAATAACCGAGATTCTTTAGAGAGAATTCGCCTTGAATAACTTTAGATGAATCTTGTTTCAAAATAAAGCCCATACTACCATCTGATTCAGCACGATGAATTTCAGCAGAGGCAAATTGACCTGAACATTTAAATATGAGTTCATTGCCAACCGACTTGATTTCCAACTTATCTGAAATACAGGATAAATCGCGAATAATCTTTTGGAAATCCGCAGAAGGCAAATTAATAATAGAAGCAAATTTCACATCAGGATACTGAAGCTCTTCAGGCTCAGGCTCAATAAGTCGCAACTTTTGTGTCTTACATTGCTTAATCTCTCCGTTCTCAAATTTTAAGGCCAAATGAGAAACGATCCCGTCCACATAATCGGAATTTTCAATGTAAATAGTCAGGGTATCGTCATTATCAATGGAATTAATAAGCTTAAACAAATGAAACATATTTACACCAATAATGATTTTCTCTTTTTTACACTCATAAAACTCAAAGTTTTGCGCTGCTAAATAAAGATGCGCCAAAATAGTATGTGACTTATCCATATTAATAATACGAATTCCATCTGGTTCAAAAGTAATATTGGTTTCCAAAAGAATATCTTTGAGCGCAGTCATTAAAGTACGAAAGGGTGCTATTTGAACAGTTTTAATAGTCAAAACATTATTATCAGTTGGTGTTGTTACTTGATTTTTATTTGAAAATGCGGACATTATACACAAATTAAAATAACAATCTTTAAATACTTATGCGTTAAAATTATAAAATAATTAATTTGAACGCATTCTTTTAAAAATTAAACTTCAAATTATTTCAAAGTAAATTTCTATTTGGAAATTTTAATCTTTGGAACTCTTCTAGTACCATGCCCATATTTTCTTTTAGCTTTTTTTGCTAGAATTAATGCGCGTGAATTTGGTTTGCAACCACTTTCTAAAATATTATAATCAACGGCGGCAGCTTTTCCTGAAGTAATAGAACTTGCTAAACGTGCTATACCCCATGATTGTGCTGTTTGATTTGGTCTTGAACCAGAAGAATAATATGCTCCTGCGCCTTTGTTAATAATTTTAGCCAATGCTTTTTTTGAACAACCTGTCGCCTTTGCAAGTTCACTCGTCGCACCGATTTTAGAAACATTATACATTTTTTCTGCATCCATTATAAAATGGGATTTTTTGGATTTATATGATGAAACTGCTTTTCTAGTATAGAAACGCCCTTTTTTATAAAGTCGCCTAGATTTTAACAACATTTTAGACTGAGATACTTTATCTTTTCTGGTAAGCCTCTTTGGTAAATATCTTAAATTTATTTTCATTGACTTCATTATTTATATTGTTCTTATAATAATAGTATATTATTAAAAACAAATTTAAAAACAATATATTTAAAAACTTGAGATGACAGACAATAATGACAATAATGACAATGATAATGACAATCATAATAATATCGAATCAAATTGTTATAATACTATAAAAGGATTGATTGATAAGTATAAAGATAATGAATATATGACACAAAGAATTTACAATCATATTGTTACCTATTTACCTAATACCCTTGATAGCGAACTAAAAAATCACGAGAAACGAGTTACACGCAATAATTACTTAACAAACGAACAAAGTATTTTTATTCAAGTTTTCTTAAGTAAAAATAAGTATTTTTATTTGCCAAATAATAACTTTTTTTATGAATATGATGGCGAACGTTATTTAATAGTTAAAGAAGATGATATTATTCATAAACTTCTCTCTACTATTTCTAAAGACAGAGTTCTTTTACAATGGAAATACAAAACCAAAATCAATATTATTAAACAAATCAAAGAGAGAAGCCTTTTTAGTTCTATACCAGAAACCGATACTATTCAAAATGTTCTAAATGTTTTATACCCTTCATTTTTTTCTAGTAAAAATTCAGCTAAATATTTTCTTACCATCATTGGAGATAATATTTTAAAAAAAAACCAACACATAATTTATTTGGTTAGTCAAAAAACAAAACAATTTTTAAATGAAGTTGATAATGTAGCTTTGTCTTCTATTGGAAATAACAATTCTACTAATAATTTCATGACTAAATATCATGAAAACCATTCATATGAAAATTGTAGATTAATTAAAATAAATGATAATTTTTCAAATGGGGTTTGGAGAGAAATACTAAAAAAAATTGGACTTGATTTACTTTGTGTAGCTACACATTATTCCAAACGTTATGAAAACGCTGACAAATTTATTGATAATAAATCAGACGAAGAATTAAAGAGTTATTCGTATTATATTAAAAATAACAATCCTAATAGTATAGTTAATGAATTTTGCAATAAATACATAATTGAAGCTGGTTCGGAATATAAAATGGAATGGAAAAATTTACATTTTATTTGGAAACAATTTCTCTCTAATTGTAATTTGCCGAATGTTATTTACTCTAATACTTTAAAGAATTTAATTAAAGATAAATATTCTTATAATGAAGAATCTGATTGTTTTATTTCTATAACAAGCAAACACTTACCTGTACATAGTGATTTTATAAAATTTTGGGAATCTACTATAGCATCTCATAATTCTGATACTAATCTATTATGTGAATTTGATAATGAACTTGAAATTGATGAACTGTGTTCACTCTTTAAGTTCTGGTCTAAACAAAATTCCGACCAAATTATGTCTAATGGCAATATTGGTGAAGAAAATATATTAAAAATCCTGAAACATTTTTTTCCAGCTGTAGAAATCGTAGAAGATAAATTTGTTTTAAATATTACATGTTCTTTATGGGATAAAATTAATGATATTAGTGTTTCATTTGACTATATTAAAGAACAAATTAAAAATGAACAAGAATCAGCTCTTATTTCGTTTGATGATGTTTATAATTATTACTATAAATTTTGTAATTCTAATTCATTCAAGTTTATTGTTAGCAAAAGATATTTTGAAAAATATTTATACTATAAAATGACAGATAATATTGTGTATGAAAAATTTATTGAAACAAGTTGGTTTAAAACCATATAAAATGCATAAAAAATACAAAAATTATATTGTAAATTTCTATATTACATTATAATTCAAAAATAATGATTAATTAGTTCATGGTTGTAGCCATTATTTGAAGACCCGCGCCAGATGTTCCAACTCCTCTACCATCGTATGAGTGAGGGGATAAGGGACCACCATAAGTCATACCTCCTCTCATGTATTTTCTAGAGTGTCTTTTACCACCCATCATTTTTTTCATCATCATTCCGTTACCGCCTTTCATCGTCATAGGCATAGGTTGAGATATGCCAGCCATTGCGTGACCTGCAGGTGTTCCTTGCATTCCCATTTCCATAGGAGCACCCGTTCCACCTCTCATTTTTCTACTCATTTTTCTACTCATTTTTCTACTTCCCTTGTGTCCCTTGCGAAACAAAGTGAAATGTCCCTTCTTAGCCTTGTATCCTAACTTTTCAAGATGCTTAATACTTTTCTTACCGGAAGCATGCTTTCTTCTTGAAACAATACGACCATGTTTGTTCATCATCAAATGAGATTTGCTAAGACCGCCGCTAGTTTTTTTAGCAGTTCCATGCCAAACTTCGGCTCTAGATCCATTGGTTTTTTCAAACATTATATTATTAAAGGAGAAAAATATTTTTTATATAATTAAAAACGCATATAAAAGATATATAAATTTTTTTTAATTAAATCTATTTTTTGGAGGCATTCCACTTCCCCCTGGCATACCTTCCATTCTACCTAAATAGTTTATATTTAATGGTTGTCCTAAATAAAAGTTTCCAAATTGCAATTTACCAGCCATTCTACTAATTCTAGTTACTTGCTGAGAATAACTATCTACTTTTAATATTTGTGATAATCTCCTTTTATAAGATAAATTTGAAAAATTTGTATTGGATGTTCTAATTATTTTATAATTTATTGGGTTTGGCTCTATAAACTGAGCTACATTATAATTATTAGCTAACAAGCCTCCAGCAGATAATGCCATATTTGTATAATATTGGTTTTTATTTTTATTTTTATGTTTATTTTTAAAAATAAAATTGATTTATAAAATCAAGTTAAAAATAAACTACATATACTACTATACAATGAGCGCGACAAACGATAATACTAACGGACAATTATTCTTTGATGTCCAACAGAAGACCGATAAGCAGCATATTCTGGATAATCCTGATACATATATTGGGTCTGTTGAACAAATTGATTCTGATATGTGGATTATGAGCGAAGAAGATGACAAAATTATTGAAAAAAATATTAGTTTTATTCCTGGACTGTTTAAATTATTTGATGAAGGTATTGTTAATTGTCGCGACCATGTTGTCCGTATGAAATCCCGGGTTGATGCAAAGGCCGAAAATGCATTACCTGTTACTCATATTGATATATCTATTGAACAAGATGGAACAATTACTATGATCAATGATGGTAATGGAATTGATGTAGCTCAAAAAGACGGCATTTGGATACCAGAACTTGTATTTGGTCATCTCAGAACTTCTACAAATTATAACAAAGATGAAAAAAAAATTGTTGGCGGTAAAAATGGTTTTGGGTTTAAACTTGTTCTTATTTGGTCTAGTTATGGTCGCATTGAAACAGTTGATCATATCCGCGGACTGAAATATATTCAAGAATACAAGAACAATTTGGATGAAATTTGCAAACCGAGTGTAACCAAGTGTAGCAAGAGTAAGCCCTATACCAAAATCACATTTAAGCCTGATTATCAGCGCCTAGGAATTGAGGGACCTACCCAAGATGTCATTGCTCTTTTGAGAAAACGTGTTTATGATATTGCTGCGATAACAGATAAAAATATAAAAGTGAAATATAATGATAAATTGGTTCCTATCAAGAACTTTGAGCAATATATAAGTATGTATATTGGAGATAAAGGTACTACACAACGCGTTTATGAAGATTCTGGAGCCGAAGGTAGATGGGAATATGCAGTTGCACTTACGCCAACCAATGAATTTGTACAAATATCGTTTGTGAATGGAATTTACACTGCAAAAGGTGGAAAGCATGTGGAGTATATTTTGAACCAAATTACTAGAAAACTGGTGGAGTTTATTGAGAAAAAGAAAAAAGTCAAGGTAAACCCTAATTCAATCAAGGAGCAGCTGGTCTTGTTCTTGCGTTGTGATATTGAAAATCCTGCCTTTGATAGTCAGACAAAGGATTATATGAATACTCCCTCTTCCAAATTTGGTTCTAAGTGCGATGTCAGTGATAAATTTATTGAAAAGGTGGCAAAAATGGGTGTTATGGATGCTGCATGCGCACTAACCGAAGTAAAAGAAAACAAGGCTGCTAAAAAGACTGACGGCGTTAAGAGTAAGAGTATTCGTGGTATTCCGAAACTAACAGATGCAAATTGGGCTGGAACTGAAAAATCAAAGGATTGTATTATTATCTTTTGCGAGGGTGACTCAGCTAAGGCAGGCATTATTTCAGGATTAACATCAGATGATCGCAACACCATTGGTGTATATCCTATGAAAGGCAAGATCTTAAATGTTCGTGGCGAGAACATAAAAAAAATATCGGAAAACAAAGAAATCACGGAAATCAAGAAGATTCTGGGTTTAGAATCAAATAAGAAATATGATACCATGGAAGATGTGAATAAATTATTGCGTTATGGAAAAGTAGTATTTATGACGGATCAGGATTTAGACGGTAGTCATATTAAAGGTCTCGGTATTAATTTGTTTCAATCCGAATGGCCTACACTCGCTAACATTCCTGGATTTATTGGGTTCATGAATACTCCCATCTTGAAAGCAAAAAAAGGCTCGGTTGAATTGGATTTCTATAACGATGGTGAATACAATGAGTGGAAGGAAGAAAATGATGGTAAAGGTTGGAAGATAAAATATTATAAAGGTTTAGGTACTAGCACTGGTAAGGAATTCCGCGAATATTTTGAAAAAAAGAAATTTGTTGGGTTTGAACATTCTGAAAAATCGGATGATGCAATTGATATGGTTTTCAATAAAAAGAGAGCAGATGATAGAAAAGACTGGTTGAAACTATATGATAGAGACGCGTATCTTGATACTTCTAAACAAAGTGTATCCTATGAAGAATTCATTGATAGGGAATTGATTCACTTCTCCAAATATGACTGTGATAGAAGTATTCCCAATTTGATGGATGGTCTCAAGATTTCTTTACGCAAGATTTTGTTCTCGGCCTTTAAGAAAAACCTAACATCTGAGATTAAAGTGGCGCAATTCTCTGGTTATGTATCAGAGCACTCTGGTTATCATCATGGTGAAGCCAGTTTGAATGCGGCTATTGTTGGCATGGCTCAAAATTTCGTCGGTTCAAATAATATCAATTTGTTTATGCCAAACGGTCAATTCGGGACGAGATTACAAGGTGGCAAGGATAGTGCTTCAGAGAGATATATCTTTACTCAGTTGAATAAAGTTACAAGAACTTTGTTTCCAGCAGTAGATGATAATGTCTTGCAATATTTAAATGATGATGGTTTATTAGTAGAGCCGATTTATTACGCACCCATTGTTCCTATGGTTTTAGTCAATGGATCCAAAGGAATTGGCACAGGGTTCAGCACAGATATTATGTGTTATAATCCTTTGGAAATTATTGATTATTTGAAAGGCAAATTGGCGAATCTAAATTCTACAAAAGACTTTGAATTTATACCATATTATGAAGGGTTTAAGGGGGAAGTTCATAAAATTACAGACGGTAAATTCTTGGTAAAAGGCGTATATGAGAAGATAGCAGCGGATAAAATTCGCGTTACAGAATTACCAGTTGGTTATTGGACTGAAGATTTCAAGGAATTATTAGAAGAATTAATTGAACCTACTCCTGGAAAGGATGGAAAGAAAATTCCTGCAACAATCAAAGACTATGATGATATGAGTAAGGATACCAATGTGGATTTTACGAT